GAATTGGACCGTCTATTACAAGATTACCTGACTCACGTGCTGCCCACAAAGCTTTGCCTTTTGGTACGTACAGTGCTTTAAATTGACCATCACTTGAACCTACATGAGGCACTGGTGCCAGAACATTAGGCATAGATTCCCAGTGTGTTTTAGATCCTTTTGTATTTGACGATTTAAACTGTCCTATAAAAATACCTTCATTCGGACGTAAGTAATCAGATGCTGAACTTAAATACAAATTAATTGTATCTTCTCTGGTAGCTCTTGAAATTGAATAAATGTCTTCAATGATTGCACCATCTTGCTGTACGCCATCAACAATAAGTAGTGCAGTGTTTGTTCCTGCAACATCGATTGCTGAAACTGCTGCAGTGTTCAGATCTACCACATAATGTAGAACACGATCAACCAATAACGGTTGCTTGTTAGTAGAAGTAGCGGCCATGATTATTTACCCTTTTTCTTAATTGTAGTTTTACTTGAGCCTGGAGTCATTGGATTCATTGAATTCTGTGGTGACATACCACTTGCCTGTTCTGCACTGGGCATCCCTTGCATCATTGGTGGGCCTGAGCTACCTGGGAAAGCTCCTGGAAAGGCACCAGGGGCTGGCTGTGCAGGTAGTCCTGTCATTCCCATTGCACCAACTTGTAAGCCACGTTGCTTTGCTGAACCAGCGAGACGACCAGATTCCATACCATCAGGAGTCATTGATACACCTGAGGTGTCAGGCTGCTGTTGCATATTGAATGGCTGTGCATTCAAGCGTTGTCCCATTGGAAAACTCTGTTGTAAACCAGAGTTCTTAACACTCATTGGGTTCACCATTCCAGTACCCATTTGTGGATACTCCTGTGCATAGTCACCGTAGATACTTGCTGCACTAATCGTTGGTGACGCATTATCAGTAACGTTCATCGGGTTATTGTTGTCTGGACCACCCGGAACGTATGGCATATTTTTTGTCACTTGAAACCGATTAGGGTCAAGCATTCGTGCATTCTGTTCTTTCTTATTCATGTCAAGCTCCTTGGCTGCGATCATTTAGGCCAGGAAATCCTTGACCACCTTTAGCCATCATTGTCAAACGACGTTCTAATGCATCAGTCTCCATTTGCTCAGGATCCTCCTGTGGAACGTTTGTGCTAGATGCTTCTGTTCTTACACTTCCTGTTTGATTGGCAAGGTCGTCTGTTGGCTGATTACCAGGACTATCTTTGTATGAGAAATTACTATTCGCTCCTTGAATCATTTCATTGACTGGAAGATTAGTATTGCCATACGCAGTACGTGTATTTCTTACAGCATCACCAGGACCGTCTTCCATGACTGACTGAACGCCTTGGACATAGGCATTATCTTTAGCTTGTGCAGTAGCTGCCATCAGCTTTGACTTATAGTCAGTGTCTTTATTTCGACCCATTGAGATCTTTTGTGTCCCACCATAAACGGTCATAACTGTATTTCAGTGTTGCTGATAATATTCTAACGCCAATTAGCATTTAAAAAGATACGTGAACCTACTGCAGTATCAGCTGGGCCAGGTACGGCCATAATGAATTCACTACCAGCTCGTTCGAATGCGTAGCGACGCACCTCAGGCCGTCGATAGTTAGGAACATACAAAGTCTCCGCTAAACGATCAACTTCACGTAAGTAGATCTCACGGAAGTATTCATCACCTTTGAGTGGATCAGAGGTGTTAATTGTCCTTGATACGTCACCACTGATGACTTCTTGACGTGAAGGATTTAACATTCGGCTGCCGTCAGCATCAAAGTAATCATCGGGAATAGCAGCACTTGCTTTCCATGCAATGTCACAACGTTTAATATGATAAACAATTTCGTTATACCAGAGTTCATCTGGCACTAATGACATCGCTTCTTCTAATCGTGCACGATCACCAGCAGGTATTTGAGCACCAGCATTGAACCCTAGGTGGTAACGTACTTTAGACTTTAGATACTCGTCTAACTGCATGTCACATACCTGGGTTGTTGTAAATATCTTTTAGAACTGATTGCAGTTGATTGCGATCCATTGGATTGAGATCACCCTGTGCTTGCATCTTGGCGAGCATATTTGCAGCAGGTGACTCGTTAATCATCATCTGACGTGCTCCCATTCCCAAGCCACCACCAAGGATTGCACCGACAAGTCCACCTGCCATACGGAAGCCAGGACGCATACTTGGCTTTGCTCCAGTCAGTGCATTGCCAATGCTATGTGGCACTTGACCACCTAAAACTCCTAGTACACCACCAACAGCAGCTCCTCCACCCATGGCTACTGCTGGATCAGGTCTGGACTCAGCATCAGCTAAAGCCTTCGCCATAAGAATATCTTCGATGCTACTAGCCATTACTGCGTCACTAATACTACTAATAGTTTAACTAATAAAGACAAGGTCCTCTTCGAACATCTGCGTCCAGTTCACTCTTGGAATATTTTCTAGTTGCTTGAGGTTTGCAAATCGCTCTCCACTCAGTGACATACGTAGCTCTACAATCTTTTTAGCTGTTGCATATCCCACACCAGGCAATCGTTTCTGAATATACTCAGCAGTTGCAGTATTTAGATTTAGTCGCGTATCTTCCAGTGGTACAACACGTGACGGTGCTTCTTCTTCTTTGACTTCAAGAATAGGAGCAGCTACTTTTGCTAAGCGGCCTTTGCCTTGCTCATAAGGCACAAGCTGATCAAGCGTTAGATATGTGACGTTACCGGTAGCATCTCGCACCATCGCATATTCTTTATCGTGCTTGCTAATAAACTCAACGAGCTTACCAGTTTTCTGATCTTGAAATAGATTACTCATATTATTTAAGTGTCTTGAATCATTCTAGCTTCTTAAGTATAGACATAAAAAAAGAGCCTCTGCATGAGAGACTCTTCATTTGATTTATAAAATCAATAGCCTTGTCCAGCTTCGATTGCGAAAGGAACGTGTGCGTCCTCAGAATCGGGGCCAGGAGCTGCACGGAAGTAACACACTTCGCAAATGATTGCGGAAGGTGAATTACGGCAAGCACCAGCAGATGGGTTCAACTCAGCAGTGAAGTCTGCATCAGTCGTCAAAGTGATAGTTGTATCACTAGCGACTGCAGTTCCATTAAGAATGGAAACGAGAGCAGACACTTCGCCAGCTTCGGGGAAGAACAGATCAGCACCAGCTGTTAGGTCCGCTGCCAGTTGAAGAACACCAGCGGTTGTTTTAACAGCAACAGTATCACCAGCAGCAGCAGCTTTCACGCCAGGAGCGGAAACAGCAGTGCGGTAGATGACAGAATTAGCAGGAACTACCAATGGCTTGTCTTTACGTGGCTTGTCATCTTGACGAAGGTCAGGAGAAAGAATCTGGGGAACATAGTCACCAGCCACGAGCACACCATTAGTAGTGGTGACGCCATCATTGTCAGGGTTCAGTACAATCGCACCAATGGAACGATAGAACTCAACACCAGGGAGAGCCACAACACCTTGCTCGCGATAAGCGTTCAAGTGGGCTACATAATTACCGGGAAAAATAATACTCATGATTAGTTACCTCAATATACGAAAGAGTAACCAACCGAGATGAAATCCTTATTCAGGGTTTCAAATCCGGCGAACAGACTCCAAATCATGATGATGAATCGTGAGAAGTCATCATTGTTATTCAGAAGAATCTGTGCGTTGTTTCCACCGATGCCCACGCCTACAGCTTGAGGACCGAAGAAGATCAGCTGTGCAGCATCGTAATCAGCAGCAGAAGCGGACTCATCAGCAATCTTCAGGTTGTAAGAAGTCTCGGGAAGGTTGGTGGACTCGAACCAACGGACACCCTCAAAGAGGAAGCCAGTAGGCATTACAGGTTGACCAGCAACAAAGCCAGCTTGACCATATGCAGGACCCATTCCTTGGAAGAAGTTCGCAGAAGGACCGGCGAGTGGGTTCATGGGATCAGCCATGCCCTGACCGGGATAACGTGCGATTTCGCGGAAGTCACTGTTCTGACGCAAATGCATCATGGCAGTGGGGTCAACGATGCAACGGTAGTAACCATCAGCGAAGGTAGGAACGTTGCGCTTACGCATGTCCTTGACGACTTCGAGGAGGTCAGTCTTTACATCAAATTTGGCAGATTCACCAGCGGCATACTCAACACCAAGGGTGCCAGAACTAGCGTCTGCGCCTTTTTCTTTACCACCGGGGAGGTAGTAACCGCCTTGCTCGCTAGAAGACTTACCACAGGCTTCAGCCTTGAGAAGTTCATTAGCGAAGACGCGATCACGCCAACGACGGTAGTCATCAAGCAGCGTCAAGCTACCGATTGACTGATGGAATACATTCAAATTACCTGTATCAAGCAGCAAACGTTGTGCTGTGATCAGGGTCTCGCGAGCTACCTTGAAGGTAGAAGGCTGAGTTGTGTCGCGGGAATCAGCAGGGCCGGTGTACTCACGAAGAGTAACCAACACTTTGTCCTTAACGATGT